GTATTAAAGAATATAAATGTATTTTTGGCTGTAAATCCAAATGATTCAATACAGAAAATGAAAACTTCGGTTGATAAAGCAATAAAAGATATTGAAAGTTCAAATGATGTAAATGCTATGGCTAAAATGAAAGCACAATTGGAAAGACTTAATTCTATAGGTGGTATTGATGCAGTAATACCTTCAGAAGGAATAACATTTATGTTCAATGATAAACTATACAAATTTACAGGAACATTCGCACCAATTAATTCACTATTAGGAATATTAAAATACGGGAACTAAGATGAAAAAATCAGAATTAAAACAAATAATAAAAGAAGAAATACTAAGTGTCCTAAAAGAAGAATCTCAAAATGACCATTCTCTTATGAGATTTTACAATATAACAATGAAAGCTAGCTCAAGTAGTGAAGCAACAAGACTTATTAATTCACGAACAGATAAGATAACAAATAAAGCTAAATTACAATCGTGGATAGATGTTTTAGAAGATGAAAATTATCATACTGAAGCTGAATATGCATACAATAAATTAAAAACATTAAAACGTTAATAGAAAGAACTAATATGAAGAAATCTGAATTAAAGAAAATTATCAAAGAAGAAATTAAAAATCTTTTAGAAACAGCAGATGACAGAACATCTCCTACTCCAAGAGGTAAAGGTATGATAATAATATCCAATGACGGAAAATTTGTTATCAATACTCACGTTAGTCCTCCACAAAAAACACCGTTAAAAAAAGGAATGGACTTAACAAATTTCATAAGAGATTTTAATAAGATAAGTGCAGACCACATTATTAAATATTATGGTAAAAAAGGAACTTGGAAGACAATGGAAGTGCCTTATGACTATAATACAAATAGAAACTTTGAAGGTGTTGTAAAAGAAGACTATGATAATTCAATTTATGTTAAAGGAAAAGATTTAAAACGTATTGGTTGGATAGTTATTAATAAACGAAAAAACGATGGCCGTCCTTTATATACATTAGAAAGTGGTGATGACAAATCTTGGGGTGCAACTTATAGAATGGGAACATCAAAACATTCAGAAAGCAGTCCTTTGTTTTATACTATTCCTATAAAGGTAGAAGGAACTAATAGATTTAGAATGCTAACAGACGATGAAAAATGGTCACGTGCATATGCATACGAAGAAATTGAAATTAAAAAATAAGGAATTAAAATGAAAAAATCAGAATATAAAAGAATATTAAAAGAAGAACTTGGTTTAGTATTACCTGATGGAACTATAAATGGTGACCCAAAAGGAAAAGAAAAACCTAATACTAAAAAATACAAACAAAAAGAAAAGAATATTACTGAAGCAGGTGGTGCTATGACATATTCTGGAATTGATTTTTTAGTATTAATTCGTCTAAAATCTACAGAAGGAGAAGTTCAATATTTACCAAGAACATCAAAAGATATTGATAAATTAGAAAAATATGGTAAAGATACAGCAAAATTGTTTTTAAAAACAAAAACAAAACAACGTTTAGGTTTTCCTGTGTTTGATGCTTCTTACAACGACGAATCATCATTTAGATTTAAATTTCAAATTTCAAATGCAGAAGAACTATTACTTAAAAAACTAACATAGGAGGTTTCATGGCTCAATTTACAAGAAGTCAATTCGATAATATGTCAAAGGACGAAAAAGATGAATTGATGAAGAAAAAATCGGATAGACCCAGTGCAAGACCTATGGGTGATATTTATCCACAGACTATTAAAAGAATACTTGAAGGAGAAACACCAAAGGTCACTTTGTCAATGTATGATAGAGAAAGTACAATGACAGATGAAGAAAAGCAAATAAGACAAGACGAAGCAACAGAAAGAGAAAATAGACATAAACTATTTGCTGATTTACGAAAAGAAACAAATCCAACATTCTGTCCTAAGTGCGGTAAGTTTATGAGTGATAGATTAGATACTAAGTTTTTTGCAATAAGAAAAACTTGCTATACCTGTGTTATCAAATATGAACGCAAAATACGAGATGCGGGATTATGGAGACAATATGAAGATAAGATTATGACTGATAATAAATTATCATTTTTGAGAGATGTAAAACAAGAGGTTGAAGATTATTTATTTAATGGTGGTCTCAAACATGAATATGAATACGTGACAGAAGAAGGTAAGATAGAAAAATGGGTTAATGATGCTTATGATGAAACAAAAGCATTCTTAGAAAATACATTAAAAGAGATAAATACTATTCAAGAAGATTTATCCAGTTATTTAAATGAATTAAATGAGGTATTGAAAAATGACGTCACAATCAGCGCCTAACCTGCGTGACATAATAAAAGAAGAATATTCAAAGTGTGTTAAAGACCCAATATACTTTATCAAAAGATACTGTATAATTCAACATCCTATTCGTGGTAAAATACCATTTATATTATATGCATTCCAAGAAAATATTTTAGGTGCATTTTTGAAGTTTGGTAGAAATATAATTCTAAAGAATAGACAGATGGGTTTATCAACATTAGCATCAGCCTATGCACTTTGGTTGATGACTTTCTTTGATGATAAAAATATATTGGTTATAGCAACAAAACAAGATGTGGCAAAGAATATTATTTCTAAAGTTAGAATTATGCACAATCTATTACCAAGTTGGATGAAGCGTAAATGCACAGAAGACAATAAACTAGGATTACAATATAACAATGGTTCAAAGATATATGCTAGCACCTCGGCAGGAGACTCTGGTCGTTCAGAAGCTGTGTCTTTACTTATATTAGATGAAGCAGCATTCATTCCTGGAATGGAAGAACTATGGGGAGCATTACAACCTACACTTTCTACTGGTGGTGATATTATTGTTTTATCAACTCCTAATGGTGTTGGTAATTGGTACCACGAAACATTTGTAAAAGCAGAAGAAGGAAAGAATAACTTCTATCCTATTACACTTCACTGGACATTACACCCAGAAAAAGACCAAGCTTGGAGAGATTTGCAAGATGTAGAACTTGGTCCAAGATTAGCAAAACAAGAGTGTGATGGTTCATTCTTGGCATCTGGTGACACAGTTATTGCTGGTGAATTATTAGAATGGTATAAACAAACTCACGTTATGGAACCTATAGAAAAAACAGGATTTGATAGAAATGTTTGGATATGGGAATATCCGGATTATACAAAATCTTATATGTTAGTATCTGACGTTGCAAGAGGAGATGGAAAGGATTATTCAACATTTCATATTTTAGAACTTGAAACACTAAATCAAGTTGCAGAGTATCAGGGAAAACCTGGCACACAACAGTTTGGAGATTTATGTGTTGAATATGGAACAAAGTATAATGATGCTTTAATAGTTATGGAGAATGCTACAGTTGGTTGGGCTGCATTACAAAGAATAATAGATAGAAGTTATAAGAATATATTTTACAATGAAAATAAAAGTGATGTTATTGATGATAAGGTTATGACTAAATATGTTGGCAATATGATAAAGATGGAAAAGAAATCAGTTCCTGGATTTACAACATCTATAAAATCAAGACCATTAATTATTTCAAAAATGGAACAATATTTCAATGAGAGAAGTGTAATAGTTAGGTCGACGAGATTAATAAACGAATTATTTACTTTCATCTGGAATGCAGGAAAAGCAGAAGCAGCAACTTCAAATTACAATGATGACTTAGTAATGGCATATGCTATTGGTTTATGGGTTAGAGACACGGCACTTAGGTTGAGAGAACAATCAAAAGAATTGACTCGAGCAACCTTAGACGGATTTAGAGTAGAAAAAACTGCAGTCAAATCAACCCCATTCTTTATTGGTGGTGCATTACAAAAAGACCCTTATAAAATAAATGTAGGTAAATCAGACCAATGGGACACAAGAGAACTATTATGAAAATAAATGAATTATCAAAAATAGATAAGGCAGTTGATTTAGCACAAGATGTTCATTCAGGTCAATATAGAAAGGTAAGCAAAAAACCTTATATCATTCATCCATTTAGAGTATATCAGAGAGCAAGAGCAATGGGTTTATCTAATGATGTTCAAATCATAGCAGTTCTACACGACACATACGAAGATGCTAAAAATAAAGCCTATGTATCTGATAAAATTAAATCTACTTATGGTGAGACTATATGGAAATATGTTTTAATATTATCTCACGATAAAGGTATGGACTACAATACTTATTTATTAGCATTAGCAAAGAAGAGTAATGTTGCACTACAGGTGAAATTACTTGATATGATTGAGAACCTGTTAGATAATGCGAGCCCGAAGCAAAAAGAAAAGTATTTATCCGGTTTGCTATATTTATTAAATAATAACGTTAAAATCGATAATAAAATTGTGTCTCAAATAAAGAGAATAACACAATAACAATTTAAAAAGAGGTCCTAATGGCAACATTGACAGAAAATGTATTCAAAACACTTAAACGCTTATTCTCAAATGATATTATAGTTAGAAGAGTTGGGGATAAAAAGTTTAAAGTTATAGATACATACAACACTCAAGCTGTTGGTATGTTAGCAACAAATTACTTGGGTCGAAATTATAGTGTATTAAGATATAATACAACTAATTACGGATATAATCAATCTCTTTCAATCTTATCTCAAAGATTAATGCTATTCAGAGAATATGAATTGATGGACCAAGACCCGATTATAGCATCCGCATTGGATTTATATGCAGAAGAAGCAACAGTAAAAAATGAATTTGGAGATATTTTAACTGTAAAATCTGGTGACAATGAAATAAAAGATGTTTTAGATAACTTATTTTATGATATTTTAAATATAGATTTTAACTTACTTCATTGGACAAGAAACCTTGTAAAATATGGTGATATGTTTATGAAGTTAGATTTAGCCGAAAAAATCGGTATTGTAGGTGTAATTCCTATCTCTCCTTATGTTGTTGAAAGACACGAAGGTCTAAACCCACATAACCCATCAGAAGTAAAATACAAAATAGATGGTCCAATTCTTCAAGGTATGTATGAGAACTATGAAATAGCACATTTTAGAATGCTAAGTGATTCTAATTTCTTACCTTATGGTAAGAGTATGATTGAAGCAGCAAGAAGAATTTGGAAACAACTTACATTGATGGAAGATGCAATGTTGATACACAGAATAATGAGAGCACCTCAAAAAAGAATATTCAATATTGATGTTGGTAATATTGCACC